CTATATTGGGCGGGGGTTTTTGGTTGGTTTGTGTTGTCGCTAAGTCATATCGAATGCTAGCGGATTTTATTTCATCTTTTAGATAGGGAGAAAACTTATGACTTTAAAAAACGTTGAGGTGATTCAACAAGAAGCTCATAAAAAAACTTGGTTCCAACGTTTCGGCAAAACTGCGAAATACTCGTTGGTTGTTCCTACAATGTTGGCCGTAAATGCTTATGCAGCCGATGCACCTACAGGACCTGAAACAACATCGATTATTACTTATATCGGTTTAGTTGTTATTGCTGTCGGTGCGGTTGGTGCAGCTTGGATTATGGTTCCGCTTGCAGCTAAAGGAATTAAAGCGCTCGTTCGCGCATTCTAATTGATTATGGGCTACCAGCTACGAAAAAACAGCGAAGCGAGGGCCCGCAGCTAGCTGTTTTTTTGTAGGGGTTGTCCATGTCAGAAATCTTTCCATACTTCGTATTACTGCTATTTGTTGTTAGCGGTTTTATCTTATTTAAGTAATTGGGGATTATTTAAATGAGAAATCTAAAATATTTGATTTTTATAATAATTAGCTTATTTTCTGTTCCTGCTTTTGCTGCTACAACATATGCAGTTATCTATGGTAATACTGTTTTAACTGGATTTAGTAGTGGTTCTGCTGCTTGTTCAGCTATGGATTCTCGTGTCGGTATTACAACTTACTATGACACTTCACCAGCTGCTGCTTGTTATAACAATGGTACAGGTAAAAAAGTTAACTGGTATAACATCCGTATTGATAATAATTGTTTACCTGATGAAGTTTTAGTAAATGGTGTATGTACAAAACCAGTTACTTGTCCTAATTCTGGTTATCCTGTTCCAACTTATTTTGATGCTAATACACCTATTCCACTTCGAGTTTGTAAAGCTAATCCCGATGGTACTTATTGTATTTATGATGCTGCAAATAAAGCCAATCCGCTTGTAATATCTCTTAGTGAAAAACAGCAAGTTGTTTTGCAATCTATTAGTAGTATTCCGTCGCCATCATGTACGCCTGAATTTTCTAAATCTACATGTGATCCAAAGGACCCATATGGAGGTTGTTATAAACCACCAGACGATGGCTGTAATCGAATGGCTGACGGTTCTATTTACTGTCCAGAGGGTACACCTCCGCCACCTATACAATCTGGTTGTTCTAATAACGCTACTTACTGTGATATGCCTCCAACTGGTTGCGGCTCTAGTTATGTCCCGGGCAATTTTAACGGTAAGCAAATCTGTGTAAAAAACAGTAATCCACCGCCTACAGATCCAATCGATCAACCGCCTGATCCAACGGATCCACCTCCGCCTGATCCGAATGATCCACCGCCAGCGTCTACACCTCCGCCTGCAATACCACCAGATAATAATGGTCCAATTTTAAGGTCTATTTTGGATGCAATTAATGCGGTTAATAACAAGTTGACTTGGGTTAAAGACGAGATTGTTAACTCGGTAAATAATGTCGCTAATAAATTAGGTATAACAAATCAAAAGCTAGATACCGTTAATAACTCTGTAAAAGATACTACGGCTGCTGTAAATGCGAATGGTGACAAAGTTAAAGCTGCTGTAGATGCTAGTGCAACTACTGTTAAAACTGCCGTAGATGCGAATACAAGCGCTACTAACAGTGTTAAATCTGCTGTTGATACGAATACTAATTCGACGGCAAACAAGCTAAATGAAGTGGTAAATGCGATTAACAACAAACCTGTTGGCGGTGGTGGTACTGCTGTAAATATGGGGCCTACAAATGACCTCTTAAAAGGTATTCAAGATTGGCTTGCAATTCCTGATGATACTAATCCTCAAGATGGCGAAATCAAGGTAATCAAAGAAGAAATCGAAACAAATTTTGATGGGAATCTAGTTAATGCTACTGGAGCCTGTCCTCCTGCAATGCAGATTTCTTTCTCAATTGTGCAGACTTATACAGTCCAATTTAGCTATGAAACCTTTTGCTTAGGCGCATCTTTGGCTCGACCGTGGATTATTTTTGTCGGCATGTTAACGGCTTTCTTCATTGTCACTGGTCATTATCGAGGTGGTAGCAATGATTAGAGGATTAGTTTTTTTATTGATGTATGTAGGTGAGAAATTCTTATCTACTGCATTTAAAAAATTATTGCTTGGGGCAGGCTTGGGGCTTGTTTCATTTGGACTTTCACAGTCAGTTTTTTCAATTCTACTTAACTATGTAAATAATCAATTTCAGCAATTATCAGGGCTATTTTACCTAATTGATCTTGCTGGGGTTGATGTTGCTATTAGCTATATTTTGTCTGCAATTTCAATACGCATAACAATGAACGCGGGCAAATTATCGATTAGGAAACTACAATAATGTTATACGCTATCGTTGCAAAGCCTGGTCAGGGGAAATCATATTTTGCAGTTGTTCGTATGTATGAAGAACAGCAAAAAAATTTAGATAATCTAAAAAAGAATGCACCTATTTTTGAAGAAAATAGAAAGCTATTAGAGGAACGCGATTTACTCAATCGTGATTTTACATATACATATGAAATTGGTAATCAGAAGTTAGAAAAGACTTCAAATTATGAATATTTTGACTGTCTTGAAGATGCTGAACAATTTCCTGAATACTTTGAATATTACTTTTTTTATAACAAGTACATCGAGCAAATTACTAAAGATGAAGGCATTGCATTAACTGCTTTACTACCAGTTAGACAGATTTACTCGAACATTAATGGATTAAAAATTCAGGGTGTTCTGCCGTTTCCTAGTCTGGATTGGCGTAAAACACCTATGGGATCGATTCATTATATTGATGAAATCCGTGACCATCCTCCGTATAACTGGGATGGTCGAAAAGTATGTGAAGATCCGATAATTAAAGAAATGTCTAAGGTTCGTCATACAGATAAGGATGTATGGCTAATTACCCAAGATGCTGAGGATTATAACTATTCGCTTAGACAGTTAATCGATAAGCTTTATTTCGTTAAAAGACCGCCTCAAAATCCACAGGCTTGCGGTATTTATGTATTTGATAAATACATTAGTCGCCCACGTGATGCAGCAGATTCTTTGCGCGATCCGAAGAAGTATGTTGATTACTTCCTCTTAGTTTATAAAAAGAAATATCAACGAATGTATGTGAGTGCGTCTTCTCATACATCAATGAAATTCAGGATTCCACCTAAAGTATTTTTCTACTCACTTTTGTTTATTGCCATATTTGCTATTGCCATTGTCGGCTTTATGAAAATACCTATATTTCAAAGTTTTGGTAGTGCAATTAAACAAATGACAGGACAGGAAAAAGATGCATTTAGTCAATTAAAATCAGGTCCTCAAGCTGCTCAAGATACCCCAAAAACTCAGGCTCAACAGTTAGAAGAACAAGCGAAATTAGCGGGACTTACTCCAGAGCAATATGCAGATTTACAGAATCCAGAAGTCAGAAATCAGCAACTTCAGAAACAAAATGATGTTCGTATGGAGACAATTTCGGTCAAGTACAATCCAAATAAACCGTATGACATGGATACTTCAAAGATTGAATATCAGGTGACGTCTAAGCCTGTATTTGCGGGTTGTATGAAGCAAAAAGGTAGATATGTTGCCTACACTGAACAGGGTACTATTTTGCATGATGTAAGCCAGTCAGATTGTGCAAAATTGATTGAAGATAATGATCGACCATATAACTATTTTAAACAGCAACCACAAGGTTTTAGCGGTCAGCCACAGCAAGTACAGCAACAAGTTACGCCGACTCCAGTGCAGAATTATGATGCTGAATTTGTGGCTAAATATCAGGCAGCTAAAGCACAAGGTTTAATTTAAAACCTTTCTTTTTGATTACAAAATCCGTCTATTTGATGTAACGTAGCTGTATAGAAAAGTGTCTTCAGGGGAATTGAGACACATCGAGTAAACAATTAAATCTTGTACAATTTTTGAGTGTCTCAAGGCGTAGTCTAGACACTTTGACGGGGGAATATATGGCGCTAGATTTTTCGTTTTTAGTAATAGAGCACTCTA